CAACTACAACTTACTTCGACGCGGTAAGCGTCACGACTACTTCACCTCCTCACTCCCCTGGCCGCAAAAAGGCGACCCTGTCACCATCCCCCTGGGGGACTCTGCTCCGGTTGTACCGGTGGGTGCGACTGCTTCTCCCACCTTCAACGTAGGTGGCATAACGGGTTCCCGTTTCTTTATGGGTGATTCATCAGGCCGAACAGGTACGGCCGAATGGAACAACCCAACCGAATCACCAACAGCACCTACACAGGCGGCCTATTGGGAAGACCCAAAACTTCAGGCAGATCTCACCGATGCAACTGCCGTCACTATTAATGATCTTCGCCTGGGCTTTCAGACTCAGCGAATGTTCGAACGCGATGCACGCGGCGGAACACGCTATACAGAAATCGTCCGATCACACTTCGGCGTAGTTTCTCCAGACTCACGCTTGCAGCGTGCAGAATATCTGGGTGGCGGTTCATCCTATGTAAATATCTCACCCATTGCGCAACAAGGCGCAACGTTTGATGAAATTGCATCAACTCCCCAGGGCAACCTGGCAGCTATTGGCACTGCCCAATTAAACAACCACGGATTTAGTAAATCCTTCACTGAACACTCAGTCATTATCGGCCTGGTCTCTGTCCGTGCCGATCTCACATATCAGCAAGGCCTTAACCGAATGTGGTCTCGTCAGACCCGCTTCGATTTCTACTGGCCTTCACTCGCCCACCTGGGCGAACAAGCGATCCTGAACAAAGAAATATTCGTTGACTCTGCTACAGACGACGATGTTTTCGGTTACCAGGAGGCATACGCCGAATATCGCTACAAACCCTCTGTCATTACCGGAAAATTCCGGTCTAACGATCCACAGTCCCTGGACGTTTGGCATCTGTCCCAGGAATTCGCAAATCTTCCTGCACTAAACTCTGAGTTCATCGAAGACAATCCTCCTATCGACCGAGTCGTAGCTGTTCCATCAGAACCCGACTTTCTATTCGATTCATACTTTCAACTACGCTGCGTACGTCCAATGCCTCTCTACGGCGTACCTGGCCTTATTGATCACTTCTAATGGGCTTCGATCTCGGAAAAGCTGCTGCTGTAGCTAACCCTGCCGGAACACTAGGCACTCTCGCCGCTGGCGGCGCACAAATTGCCGGCCAATATATGGCTAATGCCGCAAATGCGGCTGAAGCCAGGCGAAACCGAGAGTTTCAAAGGCGAATGTCCAACACCGCCCACCGCCGTGAGGTACGCGATCTAAAAGCCGCTGGTCTTAACCCAATCCTCTCAGCCGCAAAGGGCGGCGCCTCAACTCCAGTCGGCGCACAAGCTGTACACAAATCCGTTACCGACGGAGCATCTGCTTCCGCTATGGCAGCAACACGTTTACACCAGGAATTAAAAAATCTCAAAGCCGATGAATATCGTTCAAAACAGCAAGCCGCTGCTGCAAGTTCCGAAGCCTCTCTAAAACATACACAAGCTACGATCCTCGGCTACCAAAAACCCAAAGCACACGTTGAATCACTGCCCTGGCAAGCTGCCGCTACAATAGCTGAAGATGCTGCACCAACTGCCTCATCTGCTTACGACGCAACCAAATCAGTACTATCCAAAACCTGGGACAAAATAACTAATGCCCTCCAAAAGTAAATTTCCCACCGCACCGCGCTCTGCGCGGTCTCCCAGGATACGTGTCCAAACTACGTTCACAAAACCTTCACTGACCGAGCAATCCCATGCGTCAGCTTGTGACGTAAACCAAATAATGGCTCGATTCCTGAAAGGCACACCAATCACTCACGTGAATCACAATCAACCGACCTATGGCGACGCCCCAAGTCTCGACTTCCGCGAAGCAATGGACATCATCCAAAACGCGGAAACTCAATTCGACGCACTCCCTTCCGCTATTCGGAAACGCTTCGATAATTCACCTCATCAATTCCTCCAATTCATGGAAAACCCTGAAAACGTCTCAGAAGCCATAGAAATGGGTCTAGCGGTTTCTACCGCCCCACCAGTACCAGACCCTATCCCCGAACCTGATAAGCCCTCAGAAGGCGAATAATCGCCTCTGAGCAGGTACTAAAGCCCCCTTCTGGGGGCTTTCTTTATCCCACTCCTGTCAACTACGGAGTCCGAACAGTTATTACTTGATATAACTGTTCTCAGTGACACCCCGTCACGACCTATACCCACTCTCACTCTTATGGGTACCCCCCCAAAACAAACAACACAAAAACCATTAAAACGTTTCGCAACGCTTTAAACCCACAAAATCTTAAAAATCTGTTAAAAAAAATCTGTTAAAAACAAACAAAATCATCTATTCTCAAAAAACTAACCAGGAGCAATTCCAATGCGACGAAAAAAAATGAAAAAACAGGCTTCTCGCAAAGCCTTCAAAAAATCAGCCGGAACGGCTACAAAAAATATTAGAGCCCGGCCCATGCGTGGTGGCTGGCGTCTATGACCTGTTACTTCCCCTTAAAGGCTTACCGGGGATCAAAAAGTCTAAAAACAGGAAAGCGGGAAATTGTATTTAACCCGCGACAAGCAGAATCACCTATTGTTGAGACCCTTCCCTGTGGTCAATGCATCGGTTGTAAACTCGATAAAAGCCTACAATGGGCTGTTCGATGCGCCCATGAGGCGCAGATGCACCAATACAACTGCTTCCTCACCCTCACCTATGACAATGAACATCTGCCAGAATATGGCAGTCTTCATAAAAGTCATCTTCAAAAATTCTTCAAACGTCTACGCAAATCAGGCAAAAAATTCCGTTATTACGCCTGTGGCGAATACGGAGAAAAACTATCCCGACCCCACTACCATGTCCTTGTCTTCGGCTACCTGCCGGACGACCTGGAACTAATCTCACAACGAGGCGAAATCAACCTGTACACGTCTCCCTTCTTATCCCAGAAATGGGGAAAAGGCTTTGTCAGCGTTGGCGAAGTCAACCTGGACACAGCGGGCTATGTTGCCCGCTACTGCACAAAGAAAATAACCGGCGATGCTCAATATGAGCACTATCTAAACGTCTGCCCTTATACCGGGGAAATACTCCCCTCCCTAACCCCTGAATTTGCACTCATGTCTCGTAAGCCAGGCATTGGCGCAGACTGGATCGCAAAATACCACACAGACGTATTCCCAAAAGACACCGTCAACCTCTTGAAAAATAACTTCATCGCCCAATATAAAGTACCTCGATACTACGACGACAAATACGGCGAAATTAACCCGGCGGAAATGGAAAGCATAAAAGTTCTACGCAAGTTAAAAGCAAAGGCAAACCCAGATAACTCACCTGAACGACTGGAAACAAAAAACCTAGTAAAAACATCACAATTCTCTAAACTCCATAGGAAATACGAATCATGAATCTATCAATGTTTACCGTTTACGATCAAGCCGCAAAGCTACATCACGCGCCCTTCGTTATGCCTCAGATTGCTATGGCAAATCGCGCTTTCACCGACTGGGTAAATAACCCCGAACATCCCTATGGCAAACACCCTGAAGACTATTCACTCCTCCGCATCGCTGAATGGAATGAAGACGACGGACAACTCATCCCTCTTGACGTACCCGAATCTCTTGGTCTAGGATCAAAGTTCGTAACCACCAAATAAATTGACTTCCCGGGGCTGGCTACCCCGGCAATTCCTACCAGGACAAAAAAAAATGGCTAAAAATCGGTCTGTCATGAATCACAAGTTCAGTGAAATCCCTGACGTAAAAATTCAACGATCATCCTTCGACCGATCACACGGCCTCAAAACAACTTTCGACGCTGGCTACCTCGTCCCCATCTTCTGTGACGAAGTACTCCCAGGCGATACCTTCAACCTCAAAATGACCGCGTTTGCCAGAATGGCAACGCCTATAAAACCCATCATGGACAATATGTTCATGGAAACTTTCTTCTTCTCAGTACCTAACCGACTACTCTGGGAAAACTGGGAACGATTCAATGGCGAACAAGACAATCCAGGCGATTCGACAGACTATCTCGTCCCTCATTTCACATCCGGCAAGACCATCGCTCCTGGTACTCTTGGCGACTATCTCGGTCTACCTACTAATGTTGAGCTTCCTGATTTCAACTCTCTGCACTTTAGGGCATATAACCTCATCTGGAACCAGTGGTTCAGAGATGAAAATCTGCAAGACTCCGTGGCCTTCTCAAAATCAGATGGACCCGACGCACTCAACAACTACAACTTACTTCGACGCGGTAAGCGTCACGACTACTTCACCTCCTCACTCCCCTGGCCGCAAAAAGGCGACCCTGTCACCATCCCCCTGGGGGACTCTGCTCCGGTTGTACCGGTG